TGGATACCCTAAAATTCCTTTTCAAGGAATGCGAAAATTGTAAACAGCCTTTTGCACATGATATTGACAAAAAACATAAAAGATACTGCTCGCACAAATGCGCTGATGCTGTTAATTTACCCAAAGCAATTGCGGCAATAAAGGGTAAAAAACAATCTGCTAGCACTATAGAAAAAAGGGCTAAAAGCATATCTAAAACAATTTCTCATAAAAACAAAGGAAGAAGAGAAGATGTAAGAGTGTTGGTCTGTAAGGAATGTAACGTATCGTTTACGCATTCTATGGCTTATACTAACGATGGAATTAAATGGGTCTATGGAGAAGAGCCTAATTTTTGTAGTAGGAGTTGCTCCTCTTCTAATACTGCAAGGAAGCAATGGGAAGATCCCAAACATAAAGAGAATGTCTCTAATAAGAATCGTATATCTATGAAGCGACAGTACGAAACAGGAGAAAGAAGCCCTGAAATAGTAAGGATTGCTAGAGCTGTATTGTGTAAAAATGGGGGAGGTCCCTCAAGGGATCAAATCTTGCTGTACAACTTAGTCAAAGAAGTATATTCGGATGCAGTCATGGAACTTCCAATAGATCGATACTTTGCAGATATCGCTATACCTTCAATCAATACGGTAATAGAATGGGATGGAGGCGGACATTGGATGTCCGTCTTTAAGGGTCTTAAGACTATGGGGCAAAAGAAAAATGAAGACATGTCTAGAGACGCTAAACTGAACAGTTTAGGATGGCACGTTCTCAGATACAATCCTGAAACTGGATTTAAGAATGTCTTAGGGGATGTTCGCAGGGTTTCTTTAAATTCAACTGATGGGTATTCTTTTAATGACGTTGTCATATCTAATATTGCAATAGTGGATAGCTCTTTAGTGTCCAGAACGGCTCGTCTATACGATATAACAGTAGAAGATGACGCATCCTTTGTAATTATGGGAGTTATTTCCCACAATTGCTCGTTATCTCAGCTTCCTCCAGGATGGGGCTTTAAGAATGGATATATTTCGTTCATTTCTTTGGACTATGATGCTTGGAAAGATCAGCGTGGAGAGGGTTAATTAGCACAAGCCTCAATCCAGTCTTCGTTGGATTTGATAAGCCTATCTTTAAGGTCGGCAAGATCTTCTTGGGTCATATGGCCAATGTCTAGGTAGCCTATGCGCTTATTTTGAACAGATTCGGGTAGGGTGATAAGCATTTCCATCAATTGTTTTAGAGTTACCATATTAATCCTCTCCTGGGAAAACATTGCCGTATTCATCCATAAAAAGATTTTTATAGTACTTGCCGTTCCAAAAAGATCTAATGTCCGGAATTCTTTCGATTGGACACTTACATTCCCCTATTATATTTAGTTTTCTATAGCAACTAAAGCAAACACAATGAAATGACCTGTAATTAAATTTTATCGCCATTAGTTTACTGTCTCGTTTCCAGGAACCACATTCTTACCCTCAACATTCACTTCTTCAGAATCTTCTAAAATGTCATCCCAATAGCGACACATTCCGTCCAAAATTTCAAGGAATTCTCCAACGTTCTTACTATTGATGGATACCGTATCTACGGCCCTAACTGGTACATCGTCTTTGCGCATCCCAAGAATGTTGGCTAGAAAATCGGTAAGCTCAGTAACGCCATGACATTCAAGGATTTCTTGAGTCTCTTCTTCTCCATCCGGCACCTCGTCATGTGGAATACAGTCTTCGGGAGCTAGACAGTCCAGGACAATGAGGAATTGGTAGCCATCTTCGACTTCTCTGCCAAGAACATCAAGGCTGTTCCTGAGGGAGATGGAGATTAGAAGTTCAAGCTGTTTGATAGAGAGTTGAGGAAGCTTAGTTTTTGACATTCATTCCTTTTCCAGTTCTGCCAACTCTTGCTTAAGCTGCAAAATCCTATTTTCTTTCATTCGACGCTTGCTTTCCAGCTCTACTTCTTTGCGTAAAATTTCCTGTTTTTCTACTTTCTCTAGGGCTTCTTTGAGTTCTTCTGCGCTAAAATCAGTTAATTTACGTTCGTACCTGCTAGAATTTTTGTCTTGCGCATCGTCTTCCCAGTCCCAATGATCCCATCCTCCGCCGCCCATACTATTCGCTCTCCCTAATTCTCAATCCCACCGGAAACCTAGGAATTCCATACGAAGTCAAATCCTGGAATTGTACGGTTAACTTTTTACCTTTCCAGAGAGAGTGGTTTTCAAAGTAAGTCTTAAGCTTTTCCGTGTCACCTTTCAGCTTAGCCTTAAATTCTTGTCCATCGTCGTTCACGCACACAAAGGCTCCAACGTGACCTTGAAGTTTTCCGCGCCCCTCTTCGATAGAGACGATCTCGAACTCATCGTCCTGCATTTCCTTCACCTTGATCAGGTCTGAGGACCTTTTGTTCACGTATGGACTTGCGGCGTTGCGGAGCATTGCACCTTCGTACCCAAGTTCGCTGAACTCCAAAAACCAATCTGGAACCTGAGTTTCGTCTTCAACCATATGGGTTTCTACGAGCTTAAGGTATTTAAAATTTGGTGTTTTCATAGAAGCGAACTTTTTAGCTAACCAAAGAGTCCTGTTGTCGAAAGAGCTGTTATTTACCAGGTCGTAGATATGGTACTGGACATTCAAGTACCCTTCTTCTGGCGTTTCTTTACGTACCGCAGATACGATCTTCTCAAAATCCTTTTTAAGATCATGGTTATACAACTCACCATCAAGCACGATATCTTCTTTAAAGTTTTTCTCAATTTCAGCAATAATATGGGGACAGCTAGTAATTGGCTTACGGGTTCTTGACCACAAAGTGCAGATGCCATTTTCCAAGATGGCGATGCAGCGCAGGCCATCAAGTTTAGGCTGGACATAGCAAGGATACTTGATTTTCTTCCCCTGTTTTTCGAAGGTGTGGGCAAGCATAGGAACAATTCCTCCTTCAATCAAAGCGTCAAGTTCTCCCTTTTCGGCAGCTTCCAGAGAGTTTACATAGCCGTACTTCTTTTTCTTTTCCCAACGGGCTTTAGCCTCTGCTTGAGCTTGTTCATACGGTGTAGTTTGATTTGATTTTCCTGTATTTTTACCTTCGAAGATAGTGTCAACGGTAGTTTGTGGGCTTTCGGTTCCTACTTGTCCATAAAAAGTTTTTATTCTACCCGCATAACCTATATTGTCTGCATCTGAATGACCCGCTATGTCATAATATTTTGGTATTTCCTTATCGTTATTGTCAAACTCGCATTCACAAGCCTGAGCCACAACAATAGTCCAAAATTGGATGGCTCCGGTAGATCCCTTTTTATACAAAGTAGGCAGTACCATATTCAATTCTTTCTCCACATTTTACAATAAAACATATGCGTTGGACCATTTCGATCATATTTAGATCCGCATTCACAGCCGCCAACATGCTCAGGGAATAGATCGGTCCATCGAACGCAGTCCGTATGGTACTCCGAATGATAGCTTGGAAGGTCCGAAAATGTTAAGATATAGTCAACAACATTGCTATCGTCTGATCCATAAAATACCCATTCGAAGTTCTTGCCGCAAAACTTAATAAGCTTAGGAAAATCAAGGACTTCCTGCCACCAAAAAACTTCTTTTGAGTCTAGAAGACCAAATTGAATCCTCAACTTCATTCTCCAATCTTATGATAGAATCTATTAGAAGTAAAGAGGTATTTATGGACTTGTGGAAGAGCTTGCTTGAGTTGGTATTGGGGCTTTTGACCAAAAAAGAGGCAGTGGTCAGTATTCCTATTGGAGAGCCAAAAGAGCAGCCTAAGCCTGAGGAAGCGAAACCCGAAGAAGCCAAACCAGCGACCATTGACTGGACAGATGGTACTCAAAAAGTTTCAAAGTATTTTACGGTCCACGATATGATTTATCTTCCAACCTGGAAACGTATGGCCAATGAAGCTGACGGACTAAATGAGGAAGTTAAAGCTAATCTCATCGAGCTTGGTAAAAAGATGGATACGGTTAGGGAATATTTTGACAAGCCGATAAATACACATGTTACCTATCGACCACTTGAGTACAATAAGGCTATTGGGGGAGCACTTCACTCAGCTCATTCTGAGGGGAAGGCAATGGACTGGGACCTTATGGGGATGACCTGTGATGAAGTAAGGGATATCTTGGTCAAAGAAAAACTATTGGATACTTGGGCTATGCGATGTGAGGATAAGCCTGCTAGTAACTGGGTTCATTTAGATTATCGAGAGCTTAAGCCGGATGGGCACAGATTTTTTATTCCTTAACTCATTCTTCCTTAATTTTCTCAAGGGCTTTATCTACTTCCAGACGAGCATCAATTCCGCTACCATCAAGAAGGCCGTAGCTTGGCAGTCCACTATATATTTTCTCTAATACTTCAAGTGCCAAATAAAGCCTATACTTATGCATATCCCACAGTTTAAAGACTTCGTTACGGTCTGAGTGTAGGATACGGTTAATTCTCTTCTCTTCCTCAAGTTCCGTTTTTAGGTCCTCTATGTTCTTAGATAATTCGTTCCATTCGCATTGTTGGCAATTAGAGCCAAACTCAACAGAATGACCACAATCTCCCATACTATAAAGGCTCATTCGTCTTCCCTCGCATCTCGACCAAAATCTTCAACTTTAGCTCTAGGGGCACCACAGTTTACGCAGGTGTCCGTCTTGTCTGAAAACTCATTTCCCTTACAGTAAGGGCAGCAACTGTAGGCGTTTAGCCAGGCAGTCATTTGCGACATGTTTAGGATTGTTCTTTCAGGCTTTTTATTCAACTAGAACTCCCACACGGTAAATTCTTGTTCTGGATATGACTCCAGAACCTCAAGTGTCAAATTCCAGTCCACGCCAAATAAGCCACTGTTGATTTTGCACATATGGATTGGCTTATTATCCGTATTTTGCCAGATCAAATCTCCAATAGCGTCGGCTGTGGCATCCAAGATTTCTGGGACTGAATCTACCTTACTACCAAAGTTAGTCGAGGTAAAAAGACATCCAATAGTATGATCTCCGGTATCCAAAAGAAGGCATGACCCAAGAATGTCCCCACCTTCGTTACAAATTCTATTGTAGAACTTGTATGCGTATGGGTATTTTTGGGCAAATTGTTTGGCAATACCTGAACCCCAGACTCCTTGGCAGTTACAGGCATGACAGATAATGGAACCCTTAGGGGCATCAAAAAGGGAACCCTTGACGATAGTTACGTTGCTCATTACTCTAGTTCTCCTATAAGATTTTCAATTAGCTCTTCAATACTGTCAACTTGAGGCACTCCATATTTTTCGCAAACTATGTCAACGTTACCTTTACGCCAAAAGCCTTCTGGACAGCATACAATTAATTTTCCAGTTTCAGCAAATAGGCCGAGTTCCAGCAGCGAAATAGGGGACTTAGTACTAGGATCAAAATACATCAGGATCCAATCGGCATACTCTAGCGCGTCAAGTTCCCATTCCACCTGTTGCTTGAATTGAGCATTCTCTATTTTTTGCTCCCACGAAGAATCCCAATCGTCCCTTCGGGGATTCAAAATGAGGACGTTCTCTTCGGATAGTTCGTTAGTTACACGAGTCTGCCAATCAACGGCTTTACCCATTTCAATGCTTCCGGCTAGAAATACAGATGGAGTTCGATAGGCCTTAAAGACTTTTTTAGGGAATGCCTGTGGAGACTTAATGACCTTCATGTTAGCTTTTAGCTCCAGATCTCAAGTCTTCCCTGACTTTCATCAAAACTTCACCAAGCCAATTTTTGCCACGCCACTTTGATTTATCGAATCGGTCAGGATCTCTTTCAGACAGCCCGATACCCCAAATACGGTCTACAGGGCTGGCTTCAACAATTTCCTCATTATGGGTAGAAAGAATAAATTCCTTCAAATAAGGAGTTGCGAACTTAGCCATATTGGCCTTATAAACGAACCCTCTAGACACAGCATCCCAAGACTCTGCGTCAAAGTTCTTAACCATCCTACCGGTTGCTTTTTGGGTAGAAGGGTCATGAGCTTTCATGATCTTGGCTAAGGCGTCCGTATCATTGAAATAAGTGGCCTTCATAGCCATCATATACTGTTCTGCACAGTTATACTTTACTCCATCGATCTCAAATACGCTCCTATACCATTGGCTAAAGGGTCCACCGTAGAAAAAATGAAACTTTTCATCACCCATTTGCGTTCTCCTTAAGTTTTGCCCTGACTTGAGCGAAACTTTCTTCTCGGACCAGCTTACCATCTTTGAAGATGGGTTGCAAGAGATCCGTTGAAAGCTCCGAATTTAGGTCGTGGCCATCGCTAAAGGTAATCTTTCCGCCACTTTTGTAGACATGAACCTTACCTTTTTGAGATTTTTTGATTCCATCATCAGTCTTTGGGTCTTTGAAGATCTGCTTTTCAACGCCATTTATGACACATAAAGTGCTCTTGAGAGCAAATCCGAAGGTATCACGAGTATTGTACTGATAGGTATACGACCCAATCCCAAAAACCACGTTAATGGAAGCGAATCCTTTTTCAGCCAACTTAGTTACAATATCTTTAGCCCTAAAAAGGGTGATGGCGTCTCCATAGATCAGGCCAATGTGAGAATCGAGGACTTTATATCCTTTTCCGGTTTCAGTGCCTCCGAAGATATCCCAAAGGGCTTCGACTGCGCCCTTATACTCCAAACTACCCTTAGGTGCATCTGGATCACCACAAACGATCTTAACTGGGTCACCGGAATCAGGTCGAATGACAACACGGCCATCACGAGCCATGATTTTGTCTTTAAGGGCTGGAATAACCCTACCGATAACATCCCAGAAATCATACCCATCGGAAACAATGGACACGAAGCCCGAAGGATGTACTACGGACATCATTTGAGTCAGGTATTCCAAGTCATTACCGTAGCTACATTGGATAGAGTGCTCGGTGGCTGGAATCGATGTCCCAACCAACTCTTTTTCAACATTGGCTCCATAGTAGTATTCTGCGGCCTGAATGGCGGGAATCGTGTCCGTACCAACGAAGGAGAGGAGGTGCCCCATCCCACTCGACATTGCAGACTGAAGGGAAGACATACCGCGAAAGCTAAAATCATGCCCTTGGAAGGGAACGAAATCAGTATTTCCAACCGTTTTCAGAGAAGCTTCATCCAAGATCTTCCGATATTCTCCAGCAATAGTTGCTGAAGTCGAAGGCTGCCAAAGCTGGCAGGAAGCCAAGCTCTCAACAAAATTGGTAAGCCAAAAGAAGCGCTTATCGGTGTTTTGAATGGTCATCATTGGAACCCGCAAAGGTACCAAAGTCCCTTCTGGGACAGATTTAATCAAAAGAGGAAGGTACCCAAGATCATGCAGCTCTTCGATATGCTTTGTCTCTGGATTAGCAACCCCTAGAGTATTCTTGATAATTCTGGAATATTCTTTAACTACGTCGGCCTTAGCTTGGTGGAAAAAATTCAGATTGAAGAAATCGATCAAAAATTCCTTGATGAAAGCTTGCTGACCAAAGGCTACCACTTCGTCAACGCCTTTCATACGGCTAGCACGAGGGGTCCAAGTTGAAAACACCACTTCGGTACCAACCGGGTACATATTTTTATGACTAACCTTATAGAAATCGGCCAACAACATTGCGTTCAGATTTTTCATATATAATATCCTATATTTGAATTGTGCCTTGACGTTCACTTACTTCACCAGCGTGAGTGAAAATCCGTTGGATACCCGATTCGAAGAGAGTTCTAGTTCCCTTCGAAAAGATCCCATGAGTCACGAAGAGCACCACGCTCTTTGCACCCGCAGCCAGTAGGTCTTTGGCCAAAAGTTTAAATGTCATACCGCCATCACAAATATCGTCCACTATGAGAACAGTTCCGATAGGCGTTCCAATCAGTTTATAGCTTGTAATGTTGCCGGTGAGCTGATCTCGAACCTTCTCACCATAGATATGGCCACCCTTAAGCAGATTGATATATTTCTCGAAAGCGCCAGCATCTGGATAACAGAAAAGGTTTGCTTCTACAAGCTTTGCGACCTCATAGATCTTATCTACAGGGTAAATAGCTTTAAAATTATAGATAAGCTCCTCGGCCACAGAACTATGTGGGTCCATGCAGATAACTTCCTCGAACCCAAGATGGTTGAGAAGTTCAGCGAAGGCATAAAGAGCAAATGTAGCGGTATTGCTAGGCTCCTTATCTTGGCGACCATAAGGAAGATAGGGAAGTCTGAGTACTGTCCTAAAATCGTAATGATCTAGGAGCAACTTAAGTTGAGCAAGTTGAAGGAATTCACCTTCATTGCTAAACTCCCAAGTTACATGAGCAAAATTGGTTGTAGTGAGGATTTCTTCGGGGAGCTTCCAGACCTGAGAGGTATTGTCTGAAAACATAGTGGTGGGAACGGGAAGACCGTTTAAGTATAGCATGGGGGCTCCTTATCTAGGTCTAAGCCGTATCCACGTCAATCAAGGATACTAACTCAAACCTGCCTTACAACTAAGATTATATCATGTCGAATAGAATAGCAAGAACAAATTAAATCTCTACACCATTATCAAGCAAAATAGCGTGAAGCTCATCCCTAGTGGATTGCAAAGCTTCCCTAACTTGATCTGGCAATTCTTCATACTTGAGCTTAGAACGCAAGTAGTTATCGAGATCATGGAGGGCGGATAGGTAGTTTTGGCCATTTGAGGCTGTTTCGAATTCATGGCGTTCTTCGGGGAGATTGAATTCCAAGATAGCTTTAGGCATAAGATTCCTTTTAAAATGTAGCGGGCCGCTAAAACACTTACCCGCCAAGAATCCTTGGCAGTAATAGCGCTCTGGAATCGGTTTCGAACCCTATCCTTGGATGGGGTGTTACCCTGTAGTACACCCGCTACATCTAAGACTATATGGTAAGACGGCTAGGAAGTAAAGAACTAAATATACTTAAAAATTAGTCCGTGCGTGTGAGGTCTTTCGCCGCTACAAACTCTAGCAATTGCCTGAAAATTTATTCCCAATACTTTAGCGGCTTCCATAAGAAATGGATAAACTGTTCCAGTTGTAACGCAAAGTACTTTCTTACGTCTAGGAGAGGGTCTTCCCGTACTATACTCTCTTAATGCCTGCCTTTGTTTTTCCGTAACGGATTTGCCGCCAAAATTAGGATTGTTCGACCCAGATCTAGACTCAGACATTTTATTTCGAGTTTTCTTCGAGCACTTTTTACCAAAATTAGCCTTGGCTATTTTATCTCTGGTTTCTTGAGAGGGTGCTTTCCCCGGCCTTCCCTTGTGTATCTTAGACAGCTTGTCTTTGGTTGATTGATGGGTCCTTCTATTTTTACCACCGCTGTCCAAATTATACCCATTGGGAGATAACGTGTTGAATATCTTGATGTAGTATTCTTCTCTGTGATTCATTTCTTCAATAGAGGCGCATCTAGCCAATACTTTGATTTCAAAGTTCTCCCTGCCATACTTTTGGATGGCTCTCACAATAGGCATATTTCTGTGTTTAGAGTTGGGAGTCAGATTGCAATGTTGGCACCATCGCTTCTCCAACCTTTGGACTGTTTGTCCGATATATCGATTTCCGCTTATTTTATTGGTTATCATGTAAATCAACATAATATGGTTATATCATAGAACTATTTACGTTTTTTGTCAACAAGTAGAATTAAGGATCTCTCTAGATCTAAAGACTTACTTAGGGCCAGAGCGCGGCCAACAGCCTTGATCTCTCCAAGAGCAAGATGAGGCATCCTAGCAGACATAAACTTCTCAAAAGCTTCTCTTTGAGGCCAACGCTCGTACTCGTCCTTAGAGCGCTTATTCCAATCAGTCTTTTTCTTGGTGCCCTGAAAATTGTGATCTTCAGCTCCAGTCTTTGCTTGCTTTGAAGAAAGCCCTTCAACCTGATAAGCTGCGCCATTAACTAATGAGGAAGGAGCTGCATTATAACTTCCAGCCTCTACGGCCTTCTGAAGAGGTTTTTGTTTCGATTTATCTTTTTTGCTAAGCCCGAGTCCGCTTGAGAGATTGGACATAGCTTGACTAAAAGATGTCCCGCCAGATGTACCTCCATTTTGCATAGATTGAGCATTAGCAGCATTTGGTTCAGCTGGAGGAGCGGCCATGTTAGCGTCTTTTTTAAGAT